TATTCAAAGAATAAATCAATCTTATTTTTTATATTTGGGTCCTCTGAAAATACAGACCAAATCAATAACATCACGGGCGCGGAAACGAGGAGCAATACGAACTCATCTTTCCAAGAATTTTGCTGATCATTCTTGATAATCTTCTCCATTTCGATTTCGCCTTTGGCGAGTTTTTCGGCATGTAATCTTCTTGCGTCAGCGAGCAACATTTTTTCTTGTTGACGCTGTTTAAAAATGTGTGAGCCCGCTTTAAAGGCTAATTGTAAGCCCTGCAACCACATATTAGTACCAAGTAGCTGTTCTTTGCTTTTCTTTTAACATTCTTTTCTGGCCTCTTACTTTTTCTTTTTGAGATTCAGTCGGATTTGTCGTTTCAATCGTCTTACCGCCAGTTTTATATGTTACATTGACTGTTTTTTTCATCGTTTTTTCCTTTTCTTGCTCATTCCAGCTTCAGAAAGTGCAATGGCAATTGCTTGTTTTCTACTCTTCACCTTTTTTTTGGATTTTCCAATGTTGAGTTCGCCTTTTTTGAACTCTTTCATAACTTTTTTAACCTTTTTTGGTCCATTTGTCATTTGTTTTCTCATACTGCTTCTATTAATTGTCAAAATTTACCTTTGCTTGCTGAACTCCCATCTTTGCAAGTGAAACTCCAGCCCTTAATTTAGCTAAATCTTCGTTTTGCTCTAGTTTTTCTTCTGCAATGCCTTGATCCATCATGGCTTTTGCTTTGTCTAACGCTAATCTGTTCTCATCTTCTAGTTTTTTACGTTCATTTTCCATTGCACGCAAATCAACTTCTCTAGATTTTAGTTTTAGAAGTGGATCAGAGTCAAACTGTGATGTAATTTTGTTTTCTTCTTGTGCAAATTCCTCTGTCATTTCAGCAATGAGTTTTGCTTTTCTTGCTTCAATCTTTTGCGTGATCATTTGAATCTGTTGCATCATCTGAGGATTCTGCATCGCTTGTGGATTTTGTTGAAGAACTTGTAATTGTTGTAATTCATTCGCAAACTCTAACTGAACTTGCTCTTGTGCCATGATAGAGATGTGTTCTAAAATATTTTTTTGTATTGAACCCATAATCATAGGAGCGTTTCTCACCATATTGACTTGCATAAATTGTAAGTGCGCTTCAATGTGGGCTCTGTGATCTTGTCCAGGAAACGCTTGAAAAGGTTTCATTCCAAGAGCTGAAATATGTTCTAAACTTGGATCTTGTGGCATCGGTTGTTGAGGCGGAGGTAAAATGGCATTAACGTCTTTTACTCCTAACGCATCATACATCGATCGGTAAGCTTGATATAAGTTATGAATTTGTGGATTGGTTTGAGCCAACTGAAGTTGTGCTTGCGCCATAGATATTCTTTGTGTTTGAGAAAAAATATTTGGATCTGCAATAGGTAAAATATCAATTCGATCATCAAAGTCGGTTGCTTTGATTTGTCTTTGTGCACCTGGTACATCGTATGGATATTCTTTAGGTAAATAAGTTGCAAAGACATTTGCAAGAAGTTTAAATTCTTGTTTCAGTCCAACATACAATCTTTTGTGAATTGCACTCATAACCCGCGATCCACGCTCCAAGAGTGCTACCGTTGTTCCAACTGCCGCGCCTTGATTTCCGTCACCCACTTGCATATCAGCGATGGCCGCGAATCTTTGACCTGAAGATACAACCACACCTAATAAATTTAACAATACGGCACTCGGTTCTTTGAACGGTAATGCCATAAAGTTATCTCTGATGTTACCTCCTGGTGCATCCACATCTCTGAACTCACCAGGCTGTAATGGTTGTGCATCGTCTCTAACTCTTAAACCTCTAGTTTTAAAACCAGCAGGTAAATTCGATAAGGTACCAGCATCTAACAACTGTCTGAGTGCTGATGTTGCGGTTCTTGTTAGTCCACCAATCATGTGGATTAAACCAAAACCATAAAATCCAAGTCCAGGTAAAAATTTAAAATGTACAAAGTAATTAATTTTATTTCTTCGTGGGTCGTTTTCTTTGTAGTTTCTTCTAATCGATAAAACTTTTCTAGAATCTTTTTCTACGGTGACCACATAAGGAAGTTTAATTCCTGTAGGTTCTCCTGAAGCATCCATGTCTTCAAAACCTTCTAAATCTAAATTTACATGACACTCTAACAAAGTATACATGTCGTCTTGCTTCGTTTGTTTAATACCTTCTAGTTCTTGTTCCTTTTTATCAATCTCATCACTATCCATTGCAGGTTGTGCAAGATCAACATCTTTGTAAAAACCACCCACTTGTTGTTTTCTTAATTCGTTTGCAGAAATTTTAATTTCATGAATGACCGCTTCAGCATCATCTAAGCTGGTTGCAGAATAAGGTACTACCAAATCATCGGCAGGTATAAATTTTGAAACCGCACGATCTAAAAGTTCATCGTAATAAACTTTTTTAAATGTTGATCCTGACAGGGGAAGGTAGAATAACATTTGATCGAACTCAGCTTCATATTCTTTCATCTGGTCCATGATTTGGTAATTCATAAAATCTTTTACTCGCTTAGATTGATCTTCTTTTGCGATATCTGTTTTTCCTAAAATCTGTGTTCTGACAGGCCCTTCCGCAGGTAATAATTCTTTGTAAGCTTGTGCTTGAAATTGAGTGACCGCTTCTGCAAGCACGGGGTGATTGACACCTGATGCACCTCTAAAAGGTTCTGTTCGTCTTTCATATTTAAAACCTAAAAGATCTAAACCGTTCTTGTAAGTATCTTCCCAATCTTTTCTTGAAGATCGGTAGTCTAAATAATCTGATGTAAGTTGTGATCCAATGGGATCTAAAATGTCGTCATCTAATGGTTCTGCAAGATTTGCAAAGTGGCCCATCTCAGGCATGTCTGTTGCTGTTGGGTCGAATGAAATTTCAGCACCACCGTCTTCAGTGGTAATCACTTCAATGTCATCTGTTGTCGGTTCAGTTGTTTGTTCTTCAACAACCTCCACTGCTTCTTCTGGAGCTATATCTTCAGGTTGATTGGGTAATGATTTATCTATTTCTGCCATCGCGACATCCTATCTTGTTTGAAATAAAGTTTCAAGGCCTTGTGGGTTTGGTCCTCTTTCTGGTGGTGGGCCTGATGCAACACCGCCTTCTGCAAATCTTCGTTCATATTGAAGACCGAATCGTGGGCCTTGTCCTTCTGTATAACCAAGACCAAAAGTCGTATTAGGAGTTGCTGTCGTACCAAATTCATATCCTATCTGTTTGTCACCACTTCTTAACTGATTGAGCATAATATCACCTCTATTCGTAAACGCCCCTAGTCCATAACTCACATTATCTCGTGGTGATCCAAGGTAAGTTTCTATGTCCATATTTTCATTGCTGTAAATAGGAAGTACTTCTCCTGTTCCACCTAAAAATGGAGTACGTCTAATAATTTCTTTGAGTGCTTCTTTTGAATCATTAGTTTGATACACGGGAGGAGCACCTGCAATACCTCCGCCTGATTTACTTTCTCTTTTTGCAATTCTTCCAGCAACGTCTTTTACCTTCTCAGAAATTTTTCCTTCCATAGCAATTGCTCTTAATCCAGATATATTATCTAAAATTTCATACTCAACATCTATATCGTCGGGACCTTTCATAATTTCTTGTCCCTCATCATATTCAGGTGGTTTATAAACAGACTTTCCAGTTTTTTCATCAACAACATAATCTGCTTTTTCAACTCTAGCAAAAGCTTTATTGCCCATGTCTGTTTCAAATTTAACATAAACTTCTCCAGAATCCTCTACGACTTCGACTCCTCTGTATTTTTTACCAATAGAGTTTGGCATACCTGTATCAAACTCTTTTCCTTTTTTCATAACTGTTGCAATTAAATCTGGAAGAATAGATTGAGTCTCAGTCATTTTTGCTGCTTGTCCTGCAGCCACAATCCCTTTTTTAGCTTTTTGTGTTCCTTTGCCTAAACTACCAATTACAGGTAATGACGCAACGCCGCCCATTAATTTTAAAAATTTTCTACGGTCCATATTTTTTCCTTAATTCCTTATACTCGTCTAATGCTACAATTCCACCTTTTTTATAAATTTGATTTTCTTGATATGTAGGACCTTGGATTTGTTCAAGAGTTTTTTGATATGGATTAACTTTTTCTCCTGTAATCATTGATTCTAAAAAGTTAGTAACTAAAGGTACGATTGGAAATGCTTTTTGAAAACTTTCATATCTTGTTTTAGCAGCTTCCGTTTTTTCTGGTGTCATTACTTTTTGTCTTAGTTCTTGAGCTTTGTCCTCTATCTTTTGTTGCCCTGATGTTAAAGATCCAGCGTAGTCAGGTTGCTCCATTTTCTGTATTAAGAAATCTAAGTAACTTGGTTTACCTGGACCAAGTGCTCTATACTCTGGGTCTTTGCTTCCAAGCATTTCTTGTCTTGTTGTATCACCAATTCTATTTCTTAGTAAATCAAGATTTCTTTGTCTCTGCATTGCAAGTTTTTCTCCAGTTGAAAGATCTGCTTGTTTTTTAGCTGCGTAAGTTACAGGATTAACTGCACCAAAAGTTAAAGGATCTAAAGTTTCTACAAAAGGTTTTCCCTCTGCCATTGTGTATAAAGGGAGCTCGGCAATAAATAAAGGACCTAGTCCTTGTGTGGCTAATAATTTTTTTGCTTTTGGATTTTGAGCAACATAGGCGTCTATAAATTTTGAAAAAGTTTTAGGATTTATTTTTCCTGTTTTTGCGACATTAGCTAGTGCGTTAATATTAATTCCTGCATCTTTAAAAAGTTTTCTTACTGTTGGGTCACCTTTGGAATACAGTCTAATTAAATTTGTAAATTTATTTTGTATGTCAACTGATTTACGAATATCGGGAAGTAAAGAAGCATCTCCAATTTTAGGGGCCTGATAACTTAAAAATTTTCCTGCTTTTGAAATTTTACCTATATCAAATCCAATATCTTTTCCTAATTTTTGAAGAGCAGAATATTCATTTAAAAGTTTTTTTGATCCTGGTTGTTTTTGTAATCCTGTAGCAATTTCTCTTAAACGATTATCTAAACCAACCTTAAAAGTATTTACTCTTTCTGGAATTGGTCTAACTCTAATTAAGTTTTCTGGATTAGTTTCTTTTTTAATATCCGTTAAAAATTTATATGATATTGGATGGTCTAATTGCAAACCTAGATTTGAAAACTTTGTTTTTATTTCTTTGTTTAATTTAAAGTATTCATTTATTCTACTCATTGCTTTTTTATATTGCTTTGGTTTATTCTTGTACGCATCAGAAACTAAATCTCTAATGTCTCTTTCATAGTAAGAACTAAAATCGGGAACATCTCTTATTTTATCTTTTAACTGTGATAATTCATTAACACTGTAATCTTTAAAAACAGATCTTGGTGTTTCAACTTTATTCACTCTGTCTCCAATAGCCACTAAAGATCTTTTATATAAATTTGCTAAAAGATTATTTGCGTTTTGTCCTGTTCCTTTTAGCTTTTTTTGCAAACCTTTTAATGTAGGTTTTTCGGTATTTAGAATATAATCAATTCCAATTCTTTGTTTATCAAAAACAGTTTTCTGAACATTTTTTACAGAACCTTGATCTATGAGTTTTCTTAACTCAGTAGTATCTGTTTTTGCTCCTGATACAATTTCACCTTGAGTAGGCAGTCTTTTGTTTTGTTTTCTAAAATCTTTTATAAAATTATTTATTCTATTTATTTTTTTATCTGTTGGACTCAACAACTCAAAAGATTTTGATGCAGGTGTTCTAGTTCCTCTAATAATTTTACTTGTAGCAGATTCGTCATAATTAAATCTTTTAGCAACTTCTTTAACATCTACTTTTGTACCTTCAGGTAATGACTCTAAATAAGTTCTTATTTTTCCTGCTGTGGTCTCAGTGCTTAAAGGTCTTCCTTTTTTTACGTTGTCTAAAATTTCTTCAAACATTATCCACGCTCCTCGAACAACGTTGCAAGGCCGCCGTCTGCATTTGGCTTACGACCAGATTTTTTAAATTTATCTAATTCATACTCACCAAACATTCTTTCAAATAAATCATCAAACATTCCTGGATCGTCGTCTAAATTTTTAAGTTCCATGATTTCTTCATCTGTTAATTTTTTTTGAGGTGTCTGTACTTTTTCATCAAGATCCATTTTTCTAATTTTCTTTTCTAAGAAATTTAATTCATCGATTTCATCTGGAGTTATAATTTTTGAACGTCCTGACATCTCTGCTTCTTCTGCTTTATCTTTTAAAAAATTTAATCTTGATCGATTGATTTCTCCAGGTTGTGGATCTAATTTACCTGTTTTATATTGACCATACATATATTTCATATAGTCATCTTTTTCTTTAAGCATGGCTTCTAATTGTTCAAGAGTTTCATCACCTTTGACAAATTGATTTTCAGCGTCATCTAAAAGTTCACTGTAGTATTCATAATCAGGTGTACCATCATCTAAGGTCTCACCTTTAACTTTTACGGTATCATCTTTTACAGGAATCTGTTCTGACTTTGCAAGTTCCTCTGTTGATTTTTTATCTGCTTCTACTCTTGCTCTAACTTTTTTTAAATCTGTTTTTGGAGCTTCACCTAATTTTGATTTTGTTTTCTTTGCAAGGTCTGCAAGTTTTTTAACTCGTCCACCAATTGCAAATGGTTCTCCTTCAGGAGGTTTAGGTTTGACAGGAAAATCTATAACGTCTGCTTCAGGTAAAGTTTCTATACCTTCTTTTTTCTTTGAGAGTTTATTTCTCTCTTGCAGTTCTTTTAATTTGTTTTCGTATTTCGTAAGTTCTTTTCTTTGAGCTCTCCAATACTTAGCTTGACTTGGAGTTAGTTCATACTTTCCAATGTTAACTACTGCACCCATCTTACCTAGAAAGGAATCAATTTCTTGTGCCATTCCTGGAGTCATCTCTGCAGCTTTTACAAGTTTGAGATTCTTCGGGTTAAGTGCAAACAGTAATTTTAAAATTGACATTAATAGTAGCTACGCTCCTGTTGTTGAAGTGGCTCGTCTTGATAGTCTTCAGGATGTTCCACAAAACCTCCCTGCCTAAAACGCATGAGCGCTTGAGTCATACTATCGACAAGATCATCATTGTCTCCATAGGGAAACGCTGCGCACTCCTCGATTACCTCTTCTGCAAACTTTTGTTCTGGAGCCCAGACTTGACCTGCTTCAAAAATAGGTGCGACTGAGTTCACTCGAGCGTGTTTATCATTCCCTTTACTAGGAGTGAAATTGACAACGGGGATTCCCATCTTTCGTAGCTCGTACGTCAATGGAAGTCCAGAAGCCTTAGATTCTATCACAACTGTTTCAGGATTCCAATAGCTATATTGCTCCAAAGCTTTACGTCTAAGTTCTGGAAACTCGAGCCTTTCTTTGACCGCATCAAGTAAAATTAAATTCGGTCCGCTGTCCTCGGTCGGATAAAAAACACCCCAGGTGGTAATGGCACTATAATCTGCCGTTTCTTTTTTAAGGAACGCGGTATCATAACTTTGAATCACATGATGCAAAGGCGGCACATAATCATGATCCCACACGTTCCACCATTCACGTTTAATGATTGATCCTTCTTCTGCCGTTGGATTTTGCATCCATTGCGCGTTCCACTTTCCAATACTCAAAGATGCTTTCACTCCTTCAAGTTCTTCCAGTTTCCAAAACTCTGGCCATACAGGATCA